CCTGTACTATCAGTGAAAAGATTAACTGTCTCATGATGACTGATGGTTCAAAGCACTAAGCTCTGCTTCTAGGTACGCATGAATAGGTTCTAGTTTTTGTTTCGTAAGTTGTACAATGTTTCTTATAATAGACAATTCTTCATCCTTAAAGACTGTGCTTAAATCTTCGTAGGAGATGCCGGACATTTCTGTCACGACAACTCCTTCACAGTTTATTAAGACTTTAAAACCTATGATGTTGGCTTCCTTGCCTTGTTTAAACGATCTCACATGCGCCACCAGTACACGCTAACTCTTGTGATCCTGTAGTGTTGTCTTCCATTTCAAAGTTTTCTAAGTCTTCCCAACTAACGCCTTGAGGCATGGCAGCTAACAACTCATCATACTTCTCGACACTAATGTCTTCATACGGAGCTTGCTGATAAATATGGTCACTGACTGGCAACAAACTAATACCGGAGCAGATCTCAAAGTTATCCCATATCCACTGCGCTACTTGGAGGAACTCATCGTCTGTGTAATAAACTGTTATGCTTGGTTTATGTTCACACCAATGATTCTGGTAGGTTTTCCAAAGCTCTAGCTGCTGCATTGCACCTACTTCTGCAACAGTAACAGAACGATCAGGAGCCTTGACAGGGAAACTAAAGACTGAAGAAGCGGGAGACATAACGTCCTGCTCTACAGGAAATCCTTTATTTTCCATGAAGACTGCAAGCGGGTCTTTCTTGTCTGAACGGACTCTGCGAATGTATTGCTTAGAAAAGCGAGGATGAATACCACTAGCAGAATCGACAAGTTGAGAAACAGTACCGCTAGGCTTGACACATGTAATAGCGACAGACTGGCTAATCCCAAGCTTCTCAGCCCATATCTTATTCGTTTTAATAGCAACTTCTTTTAACTCCTCTAGCCATTCTTTTGTTTTGTCAGAAGAATACCCAAGGATCGGATGATCCATAATCCCTGTCATGCTCAAGCCAAGCAATGCTTCTTCTTCAGTGTTCTTCTTCCAAATGCTACGCAAGTATCGGAAGTCAGTGAGTGTTGCTTGGAGTGTGCCAATAATTGCAGCAGTCTCAACCTTCTTCTTCAAGGAAGAGAGAGTATCGTCTTCGCGGATAACAACTTCGGAGAGGTTGCAAAACTGGTTAGAACGTAACACGATCTCACTGCAAGGATTAGTTCCGAAGTCCTGATCAGCATCACGCCTACCGTTACGTCCTGCAATCTTCTGCGCTGCAACTCTACTAAAGATACCACGCTCACCTGCTTTAGACTCATACATGTTCTGCATCTCTGATAAGAACGCCTGAAAGTCTGGCTTCTCAGTATATGCTACGCTGTTGTTAGCCAACGCTCTGTGTCCTTCGTTCCTCCACCAGTCACCTGACTTAGCTTTAGCCATGCGCTGATCAGAAAGATTAGATAAGCTTATGAGTGCTGAACGTCTAACGCCACCAACAACCACGATGTCTGCAATCTTACAAACGATGTCATGGCAATCAATAGATGTTAGCTTGCGCCCATATGCTTTTAGAAAAACCTCAATACAAAAGTTAAACAGATCAACCAAAGGCTCTGGGCCTGAAGCACGACCACCAAAGGTCTTGAGTCTCTCACCTGCACCACGCACTCGACTAACATCCCACTTAGGAATCTTACCTGCATAGAGCATAGCAATCAACTCGCGGAAGGCTGATGCCCAACCAATCTTGCTGTCGCTCACCATGATAACGCTGTCAGTATCGTGGAAACTCTCAGCAACTTCTGGAAGTTTGTTGATAAAGTTACGCTCAACACTAAAGCCTACACCTGTACCACACATAAGAACATACATCAACTCGTCAAAGGATCGCGGAGAATCAATGTGTAGGTAACTACAGTTGAATCCTGCTACGTTGTCTTTGTCCAGTGCTACACCTGCTGTCATCATACATCGCATAGAGGGCATGACTTCTAGATTGTAGATAGCGTCATACAACTCTTGTCCTTCCTTGACTGTAATCTGCTCACGATCTCTCCAGAACTGCACGTAGCGAAAGACTGTTTCTGCCCATGTTTCTCTGCGGCTATGCTCTGGTATCCAACGTGCGTAGCGGCTCTTGTGTATAAACTGTTGATACTGATCCATTAATTGTTCTCCTTGGTTACTTTGTCTGTTAATAATGCTAGATACCACATAGCTTTTTGTAAGTCTTCTACCTGCTTGCCTTTGTAATCATAGCGCCAAAGGTATTTCATACAGTTACCCTTGAGATAACCCTTGAAAGCTACCGAAGACATAGACTCTTCAATGGCTTCAATGCATTCTATATTACCAGTGTTGTAATGCTTTGGCTTGTTGACTACATCTTCAATCGTAGGCTTTTTAGTTGCAAGGTCTTTTAAAGCTGTTCGTATATCTTCTTCGTATTTATATGTATGTGTTTCTTTCATAGCCATGTCAATGTAGGGCTGATAATCTATTGAGCTTTTTTCAATAGCGGGATGTTCTTTACGAACTCTATCCCAATCTTCGGGTGTTGCATCATTTAGTCTCATCAGTCTCTCTCTCTTGTTCTTGGTGGCTTTCTTCTATCCTCTCTTCGGTAGGGCTTTTGGAAAATGTCTCCCAAACTATTTGCCTTCCTTCTTCTGTCTTCATAAGCTCGGCCATCCATGTGGGGTTTTTTGGGGTTGCGTTATTTAGTTGTTTGTTCATGGTCTACCTCAATATCATAGTTAATGTTGGGTTCTTTACGCTTAGTTTCTTTTAATTTAGAAGCTGTTGTTATCTTCTTGAACTTCTTCTTCCTTAAAAACCTATCGCGCCTCTCGTCTTTTCGGCTGATGTCAGTCAAAACTCTCCCTCTTCTTTGGGTTAATCCAAGTGTCGGGGATGCTGTCTTCGCTAAACCACCTAAAGTTGTTAGCACTTGCCCATTCTCCGTGGCTTCTTTTAGTGCCATCCTTTCTACGTTTGGCTTGAGGCATTGGCGCACTGGGGTTAGCAAAAAGAAACACTAACTCAGTATCTTCAGGCAATGTCTTACTGATCCATATGTACTTACTGAACTCAGCGTAGTCCCAGAACCTACCTTTAGCTTCAAGCAAAATCTTCTTGCCTTCAATAACCCGTAAAAAATCGGGGTGGTAGTTATGCGAAACGGTATAGGGAACTTTGTCAGTGTGGAAACTCCAGTTGTCAAGTATACCATTATGTAGTTCGTATTCCCAGTTGGAGTCATAGCCTTTAACAAGATCCTTCTCTACTGGACGCTTTACTCGTGGTTTCCTATAGCCTTTCTTAATCTTATTCAATGTACTGTTGCCTCTCTGCGCTCTAGCTCTGCATCTATTAACAACCGCAAATCGCTAAGGAACTCATCGTCTATATCTATAATAGAGTTGCCTGAGATACCTGCGTTGTAAAGGTAACTGCCTGTAGCTATGATCATCTGCTCTATATTTAGCGGGATGTCTTCCATTGAATGTCCTCCAAAGTAATATCTTCTATAGAACGATCAGGGAAGATAGCAAGAAGTTGATTGATCTTATTAACTATCCACTTAGGGTGGTATGCATTAAGGTGCATGGTTCGTTGCGCCATGAAATGAGTCTGAGTAGGCATGAAGTCTGTATAGTTCTCAGTAGTTATCTTCTGTCCTTCTTCTTCGCTGAGTAAAGTCCTTAGCCAATCAACTATTATAACTCCTGAATGTTTCCTAATGCGCTTAGCTTTCCTGCCGTTCATAGTAGCTCCTCTACCTTGGGTTCAACTACAACCTCTGTTAAATAAGTAAATCCATTTGAGTATTTAAAAGTGCGTAAACCTTGACCATCGTTAGAGTCTTTGTAACAGTCGTGTTTATACTTACACCAGTTACAACCCTTAGCAAGTTTCATGTTACCTTTCTTGCCATCGGGTATTGGATTGTAGCACAATTCTGGAGGAGTCTCCATCTCTAACGCAGGTAATAACTTACTAATAGATGCTTTAATATTAGGCTTATCAAGATCATCAGGCAC